CTCCTTATTACAAAAAGAATAGGGCAGGAACGAGAAAGCCTATGCTTTTAAATTTCGCTAAAGATTATTTAGCAGAAAAGTATAACGGCATGGTTGAGGAAAGATTAGAGGCTGATGATTTACTGGGTATTCTTGGCAGTAATGATCTCAGCACTGTAATATGGTCATTGGATAAAGACCTCTTAACCATCCCCGCTTATCACTTACTTAACGGTAAAGTTGAAGAGGTAGATCAGGAAGAAGCTGATTATAATTTCTTATATCAAACCTTAGTGGGTGACTCGACAGATAACTACAAAGGCTGTCCCACAGTTGGCGCAAAGAAAGCCGAAAGACTCTTAGACGAGCAAGGCGCAACATGGGAAACGGTAGTAGCCGCTTTCGACTCTCAAGGGTTAGGTGAAGAAGTAGCGTTAGAGAACGCAAGGCTGGCACGTATACTACGTGACGGGGAATATGATTTTGAAACAAAGAAGGTGAGATTATGGGCGGCTTAACAGACGATCCGATTAATAGCCCTGCACATTACAATGAGGGTGAGATTGAAACTATAGATTACATTGTAGACGTTTTGGGAAAGTTTGATGCTATCCACTATTGTCACGGCAATGTGATTAAATACACCAGCACTAGATTATGGACTAAGGGTAAGCCTGTTCAGGATGCAAAGAAAGCTGTCTGGTACTTAAATAAAATGATTGAATTAATGGAAGAAACAAAAGGGGAGAATTGGGGATGAAAAACGCATTAGGAGGAGCATCGTATGAACAGCTCACAGGAATGTTTGAAGGGTTTGACTGGTATCAGAGTAAGTGTGCCGCAACAGCTATCTTTCCCAAAGACTCTGCGTTAATTTATTTAACAATGGGTCTGGCAAGTGAAGCTGGAGAAGTAGCAGGGAAGGTTAAGAAAAAGATTAGGGATGGTGAACCAGCAGACTTTAAAGATCAACTAGCATCAGAACTAGGTGATGTGTTCTGGTATCTAGCCATGCTGACAGATGAAGCTGGTCTGAACTTGAGTGACATTGCATTTAATAATTTAAACAAACTTTATAAACGTAAGATAACTGATACGTTAAAGGGTTCAGGGGATAACCGATGAAAGAACCATGCGATTGCTGTAACAAAGAAGTTGAGAAAAATGATTTAAGAGAATTAGAAGATGGGTTAGTTTGTTTTCCGTGTTTTGAACGTATCCTCTTGGAATGGGAGCATTAAGAAACATGGACTCATATCAACAATACATACACAAATCACGCTACGCTAGGTGGCTAGAGGATGAAGGTAGACGAGAGACTTGGGGAGAAACAGTCAAACGCTACATAAACTTTTGGGTAGATAGGGGACAGCTTGACGTAACATTATCAAGTGAGCTGTACCATGCTATCTATAACCTAGAAGTCATGCCATCTATGCGTTGCTTAATGACAGCAGGGGAAGCATTAGACCGAGATAACATGGCTGGGTTTAATTGCTCCTACGTTGCTGTAGATAATCCAAGAGTATTCGATGAGATACTCTATGTACTAATGTGCGGAACAGGTGTTGGCTTTTCAGTCGAGCGTCAGTCCGTAGCTAAACTACCAATAATAAGTGAGGAATTTAATGAAACAGAAACTACAATCGTTGTACAAGACTCTAAAATTGGCTGGGCTAAAGCTTTCCGTGAGTTGGTCAGTCTTTTATATACGGGTCAAACTCCTAGCTGGGATGTATCGAAACTCCGTGAGAAAGGTGCTAGGCTTAAAACATTCGGTGGACGCAGTAGCGGTGCTGATCCTTTGGTCAAGTTATTTAACTTTACGGTTAATACTTTCCGCAATGCCGCAGGGAGGAAGCTAACCAGCTTAGAATGCCATGACATCGTTTGTAAAATTGCTGAGATTGTTGTTGTGGGGGGTGTTCGTAGGTCTGCCCTTATTTCTCTTTCTAATTTATCTGATGATCGTATGCGTCACGCTAAGTCTGGTAACTGGTGGGAGACTCAAGGACAAAGAGCCTTGGCGAACAACTCTGCCGTATATAACGAAAAACCTGACTATGAAACCTTTCTGGAGGAATGGGTAAGCCTTTATAAATCTAAGGCAGGAGAGCGTGGTATCTTCTCCAGAACTGCATCGAAGAAGCAAGCAGAGAAGAGTGGAAGGCGTGACCCTGAACATGATTTTGGAACGAACCCTTGTAGTGAGATTATTCTCCGACCCGCTCAAGTGTGTAACCTGTCAGAGATTGTGGTAAGGGCTGGTGATACTTATACAGACCTTGAACGTAAGGTAAGACTTGCTACCATACTGGGAACATTGCAATCTTCACTCACTGACTTTAGATATGTAAGGTCAATCTGGAAGAAGAACACAGAGGAAGAGTGTTTACTTGGTGTAAGTATGACAGGCATCATGGATCACAAACTTCTTTCAGGGGGTGGTAACATTCAAGAGCTGGTGGATACACTAGAGAATCTTAAGAAAGTAGCGGTTGACACTAACAAGCACTTTGCGGCTGAGTTAGGTATTAATCAATCCACTGCTATTACGTGTGTTAAACCTTCGGGAACAGTGTCTCAGTTAGTAGACTCTGCAAGCGGAGTTCATGCACGTTTTTCTCCGCACTATATAAGGAGAGTACGCAGTGATGGAAAAGACCCTATTACTCAGTTCCTTAAAGATTCAGGTGTGGCTTATGAAAAGGATGTAATGAATAAAGAGAACTATGTTTTCTCATTCCCTGTGAAAGCCCCTAAAGGTGCAACCTGTGTGGAGGAGATTAATGTCCAAGACCAGTTGTTCTTATGGGAAGTTTATCAGGATGCGTGGTGTGAGCATAAACCAAGTGTTACTATTTATTACTCTGATGATGAGTTCCTAGCGGCTGGGCAATGGTTGTGGGATAAGTTGGATAAATGCTCTGGCATTAGCTTCCTTCCTCGTACCGATCATGTGTATGAGCAAGCTCCTTATGAAGCGATTGATAAGGACACTTATAATAAGCTGAAAAAGGAAACACCCTCAGAGATAGAGTGGGATAGATTAGCTGAATATGAGAAGGAAGATACAACCACTGGGACACAGGAATTAGCTTGTTCAGCAGGTTCTTGTGAAATTTTATAAGCCTTTGATTTTAAAGGGGTTAGTTCAACACACCCCCTATAGAGAGTAACTATGAAAACTAAACCATTCATAAGTAAAGAATTAATAGAATATTTAGGGAAACTATTTCCCAATAAATTACCTAACAGGAGGGGCGTATCGGATAACGATATAGCCTTTCTTCAAGGACAACAATCCGTCATCGAGCGTATGCAAATGATGTTAGAGGACGATCAACCAGAAGAGATTTAATTATGTGTATGTTTAAACAGAAAACACCACCACCACCACCTACGATAACTGCACCACCACCTCCAGAGAAAGCCCCCGCTGAGTTAGAGAATGCGGTGGATTCAAACGCTGTAGGTTTAAAGAAGAAACGTAAGGGAGCTAAAGGTTCTCTTGGGCGAGGTAGCGTTGGCGCACAGTATAAAGGTGCGGCTAGTGGCTCTGGTTTAACAATTAATAAATAGGATATAGAATATGCACGATCAATCTTTAGCCAAAGCGTATGAAAATATGTCGGCAGATCGTGATGCTTTTCTTTCAAGAGCTAGGTCTTGTGCTGAATTAACAATCCCTACACTCATGCCCCCTGAAGGGCATCAAGGGTCTACTCAGTACAATACACCTTATCAGTCAGTAGGAGCTAGGGGAGTTAATAACCTAGCTTCAAAGTTACTAATGACACTACTTCCTCCCAACCAAGCATTCTTCCGTCTAACCATTGATGATTACGATCTCGTTGAGTTAGGCGGTGATGCTAGGGGTAAGGCAGAAGAAGCTCTAGCACGTATTGAAAGATCAGCAACACAGGTCATAGAATCAAAAGCAATCAGAGTTCCAACCTTTGAAGCTTTGAAGCAACTAATTGTTTCAGGTAATGCCTTAGTACATATGCCACCCAAAGGCGGTATGAAAGTCTTTAGACTTGATCGTTATGTCGTACAACGTGACACAATGGGTAATGTACTTAAGATTATTACAAAAGAAAGTGTTGCGTATGACGCACTGCCTGAAGAAGTTTTACAAACAATAACAGAAAACCCTGAGTATGAAATAGATACCACGAAGAAAGAGTGTGATATTTATACTTGTATTAGACGGGTAGGTAAGAAGTTTGAAGTACATCAAG